ATGGATAATAAGTTTACAAAAGGAGAATGGAAAATAAAACATTCTGAAAGCAAAGACGCATTTAATATAATTGGAACTATTACAGGAGGCAGATATAAAATTGCAAGAGTGCCTTATTTCTTAACTAATGCATTTGAAAAAATAAATGAACGTGAGAAACTAGAATCAGAAGCTAACGCAAAACTAATTGCATGTGCGCCTGAGATGTTGGAAGCTTTAAAAGAAGCAATACGATTACTTTATGGCACTACTGAGTTTGAAGTGATAGAAAGTTATCGAAAAAAGGTAGATGATTTTGAACAGGTGATTAAAAAAGCAACAGAATAACCATGACAACAAAATTCACTAAAGCAATGGAATATTTCAACGAACAAATAAATAAAGTTGAAAAAGGTAGTGAAGAATATAAATTAATGTGCTTGCTAAAATACAGGTACATACAGGATTTTTAAATTTCCAAAGCCAACACAGTAATATGTCGGCTTTTTTGTTGTTATGAAAATTTTGTGTAATTTTACAAGTATTATGGCAGGTAGACCGAAAAACATAGAATCACCAGAAAAGCTTTACGAATACTTCTTATCTTATGTAGAAGAAACAAAATCTAATCCATTCTTAATAAAGGATTGGGTAGGAAAGGACGCTTTTCAAGTAGATAGAGAAAAAGAGAAACCTTTGACTTTAGAAGGATTTGAATGCTGGCTTTTTGATAATGATATTATTTCTGATTTAGGGCATTACATGGCTAATACGGATAAGCGATATGATGAATTTTGCACTATCTGTTCGCATATTAAGAAACGTATTCGTAAAGACCAAATCGAAGGAGGTATGGCAGGACAGTACAATCCTTCAATAACTCAAAGGCTAAACTCATTGGTTGAAAAAACAGAAACAAAAATCGAAGGCGGTTTAAACATTCCTGACATTGGCAACAGATAATAAATTCAAATACTCAAGAGCATATTTTAAAATATTGGATTTGATTATGTCAAATCCTAAAGAAACTGTATTTGTAATTCGTGGAGGTCAAGGAGCAAGTAAAACCGTTTCTATTATTGAGCTTTTAATACAGGCTTTATTAGCTTCTACAAAAGAAATATCTGTTATAAGTTCCGAACTATCAAAAATGAAAAGAACGGTTATTCGTGACTACAAAAAGATAGCTAAAGATTGGGGAGTTCTTGAAAACGGATTGTATAATAAATCAGAATCAAAACACGAATTAGATAATGATAGTTATATTGACTTTTTAGGCGCTGATGTTACTGACGTAGGTAAAGGATTTAGGCGGGATATAATTTATATCAATGAAGCCGACAAAATGGATATTGACACGGCAGTACAGTTTATTTCACGTGCCAAATTAACCATTATTGACTACAATCCTGATTCATTGTTTTGGGGCGATGACTACATTAACGAAAACAACTTCATAACGCTTACATTCGAAGATAACGAGTTTCTTTCACAAAGTGAAGTAGATTCTATTTTAGATTACAAAACAAAAGGATTTCACAATCCTAATTTACCATTCGAAACGCTTTTCAAAGAAGAAAACATAAAATCAAATTACTGGTCTAACAAATGGAAAGTTTACGGACTTGGTATGGTTGGCAATCTTGATGGTGTTGTGTTTGATAATTGGCAACAGATAGATAGTATTCCAGAAGATGCTCGTTTACTTGGTATTGGAATGGATTTTGGTTATTCAAACGACCCTACCGCAATTGTAGAGGTCTGGAAATGGAATGATAAGCGTATTTTGAACGAGATATGCTATCGTAAAGGATTGGTTAACTCAGATATTGCTGAATACTTACCTAACAACGTTGTTATTTATGCTGATAGTGCCGAACCTAAAAGCATTGAAGAAATAAAACGTTTAGGGGTTAAATTGATACAAGGCGTTTCAAAAGGTGCTGATAGTATTAATTTCGGTATTCAATTAATGCAGGAAGAAAGTTATTTAGTCACAAAAAAGTCTATTAATGTTATTGAAGAACTGCAAAAATACACATGGAAAAAAGACAAAAAGACCAACGAAAAACTAAACAAGCCGATAGACAATTACAACCACGCTATCGATGCTATCCGTTATCACGAAATGGAAACGCTAGCAAAAAAGCCTAATTGGTTTGTTCTATAACTTTTTTTTGTATTTTTACAAATAATTTACTATAAACAAGATGAGTATATTTGACTTCTTAAAGAAAAAAGCAATAAATCTTAATGTTCAATGGACGCTATCCAAAAGCGGCGAATGGATTTACCCTGATGAGAAAAGCAGTACTTACATCGATAAAGGATACAAAGAACTACCTAATGTTTACGGGTTGATTGAAGCTATTTTATCGAAGTCTACTATCGTACCGTTCGAAGTATTCAAAGTAAAATCCAAGTCAAAAGAATTGAAGTATAAAGCAATGATGGAGAGTGGTAACTACATCAAAGCATTAAAATACAAAGCAGAAGCTTACGACAAAGTAGAGAATTCAGTGATAGAAGCTTTGTTATTGAATCCTAATAGTTACCAATGTACAGCAGAACAAAACTATGATATTGACGGTTACAAACTGTTAACAGGAAACTCTTATCTTTATCATATTGGCGTAGGTTCTACTCACGAACTGCATACTTTAGCCGCTCCTTGTGTTGATATTTTAGTTAAAGGAAATCCATTTGCTCCTGAGTTTTCGTATAAGGTTAATTATCTTGAAAATACTTTACCCGGCAAAGACGTTTTGCACTTCAAAAAGTGGAATCCTATTACTTCAGGACAATCACCTACAAAACAATTCAAAGGACTTTCACCGCTTCAATCGTGCCGTTTGTTGTTGGGGCGTTACAAAAATGCTGACTTAACACAAGGTTTTCAATTCGAGAATATGGGGCCGGGTGGAATGATAACAGGGGCTACTTCTTCTGCCGATGGACTGACAACTGAACAAGCTACTGCAATACAGGATAAATTCAAACAACAACATCAAGGTGTACATCGTGCAGGTGATATCTTAGTAACTCCAAGCGCATTGACTTGGACTGCATTTGGTTTGTCTGCTGTGGATTTGAATATATTGGCATCAAAGACCGAAATGGTTAACGAGTTGTGCAACGTGTACCAATATCCATCCGATTTAATGGGAGGCGATAAAAAATACAACAACTTTGCCGAAGCTAGAAAAGCGGTTATTACTGATTGTGTTATTCCGTTGGTAGAAGCTCGCAAAGGCGTGTACAATAAGTTTATCAAAGACGTTTTAGGAGAAAGCGTAATCATTGAATACGATTATACTATCTTTCCAGAAATGCAAGATGATTTACTTACTCAGTCACAAGTAGCAGCCGCTTCCAATTGGCTTACTTTGGATGAAAAACGTTCGATGATGGGATATGAACCATTACAAGAATCAGAGCGTAAAAATGTGCTTATTCCTAGTGGATTAAGTACTTTAGAGGATTTGTATACTACGGATGATACTATTGATGAGGAACAACTTGATCCAAATGTATAATGGCAAGCTTAAAAACACAGCATAAAGAATTCATACGCAGACAGCAAGTCTATGAAAACAAATACAAAAAAATGTATTATTCGTGGTTGTTATCTGTCAACAATTCCGCTGCAACCGCATACGCTAACGGTTCTATGGCTTACGATATTCAACACGGCAAACTAACCGCAATCTACACTAAGCTATACAACGATGTAACTATTAATGAAGCTGAGATACAATGGAATCAATTTGATGACCATAAACCAAAGCAACAAAAAGACTTAATCGATGTGTTTGCTTCTGTTTTTACACCAAATACTAATGATGTGCCGATTAACTTGTGGAGATCATTGTTGAGTGATTTTTTGACTGTTAGAATAGCGGGCAGAATAGCCCAAGTGGAGCAAACAACACGTGAGAGAATAGCGGTATTGATTGAAAGAGGTATTGCGTCGGGATTGGGAGCTAGAGAAGTAGCTAAAACAATTAGTGATGACAAAGACTTTAATAAAAACAGAGCTTTGACTATTGCAAGGACTGAAACAGTTACAAGTGCTAATCAAGGTAAATATATGGCTGCTTTGAGTTCGCCTTATGTGAAGCTAAAAAAATGGCTTGCGTTTGCCGACAAAAGAACACGTCCTACTCACTTAGATATGCTTAACCGTCCGTTTGTTGAAATGGATCAGTTATTCTTTTTACAGAATATTAAAACAGGTGCTTTAGAATCGGCTCGTTATCCTTGTGATGCTAGTTTGAGTGCGGGAAATAGTATCCAATGTAGATGTATTGTAGTGTTTGAGAATAAGAAAGATGCAAACGGGCGTTTGATACGTAAAAACCAATTTAATTAATTATGAAATATCTATTAAAACTGTTCAGATATATTTTTCCTAAACAAAGATGTGACCACGATATAATGTCATATTACGACTACAATGACGGTTATACGGTTTATTTGTGTAAAAAATGTTCAGAGCAATTACATAGAGCAAAAATATAACATATGAAACTATCAATCCTAGTTCCAAGTGTTGCCGAAAGACGAAATACATTTTTACCTAAATGCTTAGATATGCTTTACGGTCAATTGGAATCGTTACCTATCGAACAACAGAAAAGCGTGGAGGTGTTATTTTTGATTGACAGTAAAGAAAGAATGCTAGGCAGTAAAAGAAACAATCTTATTGATATTGCACAAGGAGAGTATATTGTTTTTGTTGATGATGATGACAGGATAGAACCTGATTACATTTCTTCATTATTGGAAGCGATTGAAAGCAATGCCGATGTAATTACATTCCTTGCTTCTGTTTCTTTGAATGGTGAGCCTGCAAAGATTTGCCATTACTCAAACAAATATGCAAAGGATTACAACACGGAATCAACGTATCATCGATTGCCGAATCATATTTGTTGTGTGAAAAAAGAGGTCGCTAAACGAGTGCCTTTTTTGAATATAAAGAACGGCGAAGATTCCGCTTACTCAAAAATGCTTAAACCACACATTCGAACGCAAACGGAAATTAATAAAGTACTTTACCATTACGATTACAACGAAAAAACAACAGTAGCGCAAGAAGATTCGCCTTATGTAGTCGAAAGTCGCAAACCCGCTATAGTTGACGTGGTTATTATTTCGGACGGTAAAGATGCAAGGATGCAGGCAATGACTCAAAACGCAATAAATACGTGTATTTCTGGCGCAAAAGGAATAAAGGTAAATGTAATCGTAGTTGAAAGTTCAAAACACGCCCAATACAAGAACGCCACTACAGTTTACCCAGACTTTCCATTTAATTACAACGCTTATGGTAACTACGGAATAAAACAAGGAACCGCTCACTATGCAATGTTAGCCAATAACGACTTATTATTTAAGCCTAATTGGTTAAAAGAATTGATTAAAGCCAATCATCCATTAGTAAGCCCAAAAGAACCACGTGACCAAAGACAAAGAGATATTAGAGTAAATACCATTGGTGATAAAACAGGCAGACATCTAAGCGGTTGGTGTTTTATGATAGAGCGTTCATTATGGGAAAAGATAGGTGGTTTTGATGAAGATGTAAATTTCTATTGTAGTGACGATGTTGTAATAGAGCAATGCAAAGAATTTGGAGTAGAACCGATGCTAGTTGTAAATTCAATTGTAAATCATTTGGTTTCTACTACATTGAAAACAGTATCGCCAACTGATAGAGTGACTTTGACCGATGAGCAAGTGCGTATTTTTAATAAAAAGTATGACCAAAATAAATTTAATCTAGGGGTATGATAAGCATTTGTATAACTACACGGAATCGATTGCCGTCATTTGCCTGGTTATTGGTAAAGATAGAGCAACATACAAAAGTACCGTATCAATTGGTAGTAGTTGATGATGCTTCCGAACCTCCTTACTGTAACGCTTCATATCGTTTTTCAGAAAGGTCAGGAATACCCGCGGCTAAAAACAAATGCTTAGAACTTGCCAAATACGATCATATATTTTTATTTGATGATGATACTTACCCAATTTGTGACGAATGGTATTTGCCTTATATTAATTCGGGTAAAGAGCATTTATGTTATTCGTTCCTGCCATACTTCAAAGCAAAGAACTGTTTTAAATACCATACTTTGGGCAACGGATGTATGCTATACGTTACTAGAAAATGCATTGATACAATTGGAGGTTTTGATTGGAATTATGGACTTGGTAAATACGAACACGTGGACTTTTCAAGAAGAATACATAACGCAGGATTAACGGAAAGTGTTTTTATGGATATTGTTGACAGCGGACAATTATTGTACTGTATGGACCAGAAAAAAGAGATAACACGAAGCTTTACATCAAAAGAAATGACATCGCTTTTGAGTAGTGGAGCTAAACGGTTTGCTCAGAATAGGAAGAGTAGTGAATTTATAAAAATAGTCAGGTAGGGTTCGAACCTACGACACAAGCGACTTTACGGTTTTGCTCTACCACTCTGAGCTACTGACTATTTTAGCGGAAGATAAAGGATTCGAACCTTTGGACACAATTACGAGTCAATACTTTAGCAAAGTATCACATTAAGCCTCTCTGACAATCTTCCTTATAATTAACAACAAAAATACAATTTATTTTGAAATATTCAGCTAAACATTTAAGATATAAAGGTAGTTATTGGGAATGCACTTTGGAACGCTGGGATGGCTGTCAGTGTAATTCAGAATCGGTAAAGGTCTTAATTCATCAGGAAAAAAGACCTTCATTGGCAGTTATAAAAGAGTGTGCTATTTGGGATTAATACTCTTGTGGTTTATTCCGTAAGTAATTAACCTCGTGTTTAAAAATCTGTTTTTGAATCTCTTTAAAATTAGCAAGATCGCAATCGTGAACTTTTCTTTTGTTTACTTCTTTTTTAATCGTTTCTTTTCGTTTGAAGCTTAGTAGATAGTTGCCAAAATCTACTAAGTCTTTTTCTGTGAATTGTTTTTTCATAATAATTTCTTTTTTAATCTAATTTTAAAAATATCCTCTGCTAAACCTATAATTTGCAACCTATACATACATTTAGCGTCCATTAAATTTTCTCCAGAATACAGTAATTTTCCACGTAAAAACAAGTAATAATGTTTATTTCGTTCCTGTAAAGTAACTTTTGCACGAACCTTTTTTAATAGCTTTGCTTTCATATCTATTTAATTAAGTTTATTGTAGTATTTCCAAACATAATAAGTTTTTATTAACCTAACCACTCCGAAATAAATATTTAGAAGTCCTATTACAATTATAAATATCGTATATGCCATATCTATTTTGTTTTTAACATTTTGGACAAATCCTCAACCATTAAATCGTAACTAAATTTAGCGTAAAATTTCTTAAGCTCTCCATTTGGCAATATCCAGAATGTAAGTCTAATTAAGTACGTCGCTATTAAATTTCTGATTTCTTTTATCATTTCGTTTCTAAATTACTCGGTTTACCTTCTAATTGTAATGTGTATTGCGCTTCTGTTGTTCGAACATACCCAAACGTTTCTAAGAATGAATCGATAGTGGATTGTTTGCTCATCCCTTTGCGCCAACTAGCAACGAAATTAGATGCAGTTGATTGCGGTAATTTGCCAATATAAAACTTTGGCTCGCTGATTATTTTTTCTATTGCTTCGTTTTGGTTCATAGTGACGCTTTAATAATTACGTTATTAATACTTGTATATTCTCTAAGAGATTCGCAACTTATAGAACGCATGGCAATCTGTTCAATCTCTATTCCATCAATAGACACTCCTGTTTCTCTCTCGAAAATGTTTAACAGCTCAAATATTTCTTTTTCTAGCTTATCCCTTTTGTTTCTAACCTCTTTTAACTCCATGGTTATTTATTTATTAAATCAATAATTAATTTAGCAATATCTTTTACAAAATATCCGACAGTAAAAGCAAACCAAATAATCCAAGTGGTTTTTAATTTAGATCCTGCAAGTAGTATAAGCAAAATAACGTAGATAAGAATAATCACAATTGTATTCATATTATTTGTTTTTTAATTTCAACAAATATAATAA